ACAATGCGGGACCAAAGCTTAAGGAATACCTAGACCAATTGGTAAACAATAAGGCGCAGAACGAACACCAACAAACCCCGGTGGTAGAGCAGCAACCCGTCCATGAATCCATCGATATTGAAAAACTCCTTGAACAGAAACTGACTGCTCGTGAGCAGCAGAAGCAGGAAGAGGCGAATTACAAGCTCGTGGAAGCTAAACTCACCGAACACTACGGACCACAATTCCAGAGTGTTCTTAAACAACAGGTAGATCAACTCGGTCTTGATAAAGACTTCGTTAATGATCTGGCTCGTAAACATCCTTCAGTTCTATTCAGAACTCTAGGTATTGAAGGCCAGAAATCTAACGACACCTTCCAAGCTCCTATGCCGTCCTCCCAGCGAAGAGACCCATTTGCTGGCACGCAGAAGCGTACTAACGCTTATTATCAGAAGCTTCGTAAGACTGATCCAGTTGCCTACCGCTCACCGAAAATCCAAGACCAAATGCTGAAAGATGCTATCGAATTAGGCCCTGCCTTCGAAGATGGTGACTGGAACGCATACGGTCACTAATAGGAGACTAATGTATGGCTAGTGGCTTTACAGTTGCTACTAACGAACATTTCATCCGTGCAAACCTCTACTCGCGAGAAATCACGCGTATGTTTCAGGACGACTTGTTCGCCATGCGGTTTGTCAGAACGATTACGGATTTCCCGGACGGAACTACGCTAAACATCCCCCGACTCGGCCAAGCCGAGCAGATGGACTTCGCTGAAGGCCAAGCTATCAAGTATCAGAAGTTTGATACTGGTAACTTCACCTTCGCAATTGACCAGTACAAGTACTCGGCCAATTCCATCTCGGAGAAGTTTAAACGTGATTCGTTCTGGAGCGCTGAAATTCAGTCGGCTTTTGCCCCTGAACAGCACCGTGCTCTTATGAAAGGCTTCGAGGCTCGTGTTTTCAACCGCGCCAATGCTTCTCAGACCGCATCTAACCTCAACCTCATCAACGGTGCTGCGCATCGATGGGTGGCGAAGGGAACTAACGAAACGCTTTCGCTGAAGGACTTCATGCTGGCAGAGTACGCTCTGCGTAAGGCTAACGTTCCTATGCGAAACCTTACCGCCATTATCGACGCTTCGGGTGCTTTTGCAATCGAGAATTCGACGAACGCAGTGAACCTGCTTTCACCGATGCCGAAGTGGGGTAACATGGTCAACGAAGGTCTGGTGTCTGGTTTCCAGTTCCGCTTCTCGATCTATGGTTTTGACGTCTATGTGTCGAACTATCTGCCTCGCAGTATTGTAGAAACGATTAACGCAGTCTCGGTTACGACCGGTGTTGCCAATCTGTTCTTCTCTGCTGAACCCGGCAATACTCTTCCGTGGATTGCTGCCTTCCGTCAGATGCCAACAGTTCAGTCGGAGTTCAACAAAGATCTCCAGCAGACTGAATTCTTGACCATCTGCGAGTATGGTGTCCAAGTGTTCCGTCCCGAAAATCTGTGCGTTGTCTTGTCTGACGACGATCAGGTTGTATAAGAAAGGATATAACACATGGCTGTTTATACTGATATTGGCGGTCTCCGCCAGAAATTTGGCGTCGAACAGACAGTGTCTGGAACCGGCGGCGAATATAAAACCTACGGTGAACTTCGCGAAGTGGAGTTCTCCCTTACACTAAACGCTGCAAACTTCCCCTTCGGTGCAACGAACTACATTCTCGATGAGAACGTGTTCATTCCCGCAGGTGTCCGCATCCAAGAGGTCGAGACTTACGTCGAGACTGCTGGTGCAGGTGCAACGGCAACCCTAGACATTGGTCTCATTCGTACAGATGCTACGACTGTGGTCAGTGCGACAGGGTTTGTTGCAGCTAAGACTGTGGCCACTATGACCACAGGTGAAAAGGTGGTCCTCGTTCCCGGCTCTACGTTTGCTGGTGCGTTGATCGGAACTACTATTGCGAACGTCGGTTACGTTACGGCTCGTGTTAACACTGCTAACTTCACTGCAGGTGTTATCAAGATCCGCATTCGGTACTATCGTCCGTAAGGATAATGGAATGGGGGCTTCGGCCCCCTTTTCATAACAAAGGAATAATATGGCTAACGTTGCACATGCCTCTTTGACAGGCTTAGAATTACACGAACCTAAAGGCGCAGATACTGCAGCATTAGGTACGGTTTACGTCGCAAATGGTGCTGGCAGTGGAAGCTGGAACAGCATCGGTACATCCGCTTTCACGGGAATGATTGCAGACTTTCCATCTCCGGTAGCTCCGACAGGTTGGCTGGAATTAGATGGTTCAGTCATTTCCACAAGTACATACAGCGGTCTTTTCGCTGTTATGTCAATCACTACTTCAGGAACTCGTTCTAGTGGTAGTGCTATTATAACAGGTATTCCTAGTACAACTGGCTTCAAGGCTGGGTACTACGTCTTCGGTACAGGTATCTCTGCAGGTACAACTATTCTTACAGTTGACTCCGCAGTGCAGATTACGATGTCTGGCAACGCAGGTTCTTCAGGAACTTCGTCCTTCTTCGTTTCTCCTTGGCCGATGAATACAGGAACGATTACTCTTCCTGATGTAACTGCTGTAGGACGCTTCAGGCGTTCTAGAACTTCTAGCACTGTAATTGGACAAACTCAAGCTGATCAGAATCAAGCTCATACACACAGTGTATCTGCAACATCTTCTTCAGATGGCGCTCACGTTCATACAATTACTGATCCGGGTCATACCCACAATTTAAATCCTCCGGCAGCTACAAGTACTACGTTAGGAAACGTTTGGTACTTCGGTTCGTCTAACGTTGGCAATGCAGCTGTAATTACAAATAGTAATACAACTGGTATTACTATCAATTCGAACGGTGCACATACACATACTATTTCTACTACATCTGGCAGCAACGGTGGAACAGAAGCTAGGCCTACTGCTATCGTTTTCATGACCTGTATTAAGACCTGATGTCTAAACTTACTTTAAATAATATAGCTAACCTTCAGAATGAAAGTTCTGTTGTAACTACTCTTGCGACTAACAATGCCGCTACTATTGCGGCTGTAGAGAATACTGTCTCTAGAGACGGTACTATCCCCAATCATATGAATGCTGATTTCGATATGAATGGGAACCGTATACTTAATCTTCCTGATGCATTAACTGATCAAGAACCTGCTACTTACAGTCAGCTAGTCGATGCTGTGACTGCTGTCGGCAGTGGTGCTGTCATTGATGCTCAGTATGTGACAATGACTGCTAATCCAACTCTTGTTAATGAGAGAGTTTTAACGGCAGGGAATGGCGTAAACATAACCGACGGAGGTGCTGGGAATAGCGTTACTCTTTCAGCTGATTACTCTGCCACTGGAACGCTCACAAACAAGACGATTAATCTTGCCTCTAATACTCTTACTGGCACTAGAGCTCAGTTTAATACTGCTCTCAGTGATGATGACTTTGCCACTCTAACTGGCTCTGAAACTCTAACAAATAAGACGTTAACGGCTCCTACAATGACGGCTCCGGTGTTAGGGACACCAGCGTCAGGAACGATGACTAACGTCACTGGTCTTCCCGTTGCTACAGGTATCTCTGGATTAGGAACTGGTGTAGCTACATTCCTCGCTACTCCTTCGTCTGCTAATCTCCGTGGAGCTCTTACTGACGAAAGCGGTACAGGTGTAGCTTACTTCCAAGGCGGTGCACTAGGCACTCCTTCTTCTGGAACACTAACAAGTGCTACAGGTCTTCCTATTTCTACAGGCGTCTCTGGACTTGGTACAGGTATTGCTGCAGCTCTAGCTGTCAACACTGGCAGTGCTGGTGCTCCTGTTCTCTTCAACGGAGCTCTAGGTACTCCTTCTTCTGGTACTCTTACGAGTGCAACAGGTCTTCCAATCAGCACCGGTGTGTCGGGGCTAGGTACTGGCGTTGCGACATTTCTCGCTACACCCTCTTCAGCGAATCTACGTGGTGCGTTGACAGACGAAGTAGGTACGGGTGCTGCCTATTTTGTAGGCGGTGCGCTCGGTACTCCCGCCAGCGGTACAGCGACCAACCTAACAGGCTTGCCTCTTAGTGGTTTAAATACTCAAGCAGCATATACGTTTGTTGGAAACAATACAGGAAGTACTGCTGTTCCTACTGCGGTAGACATAGCTACATTGACAACTAAAGCTACTCCAGCTGCAGGTGACTTTGTAATACTTTCTGATCAAGCTGCCTCAGGCGCTTGGAAGAAAGCTACAGTCTCCTCTGTCGGTGCATCGTCTGGTGTATCTTCTTTGAACACACTGACAGGTGCTCTGACCTTCTCAGTAGTTATTCAGAAGTTTACTGCTTCAGGGACGTATACTCCTAACGCTAATATGCGCTATTGCACAATCGAGTGCGTAGGTGGTGGTGGAGGTGGAGGTTCATCTGCAGGTACTGCAGGTCAGATCTACGAAGGTGGTGGCGGAGGTGCTGGTGGTTATTCAAGACTAACTACTACTCGAGCTACTATCGGTGCTTCTCAGACAGTTACAATCGGGGCTGCAGGTACTGGCGGTGCATCTGGAAGTAACAACGGTACTGCAGGTACTGCCACAAGTGTAGGTACTCTCTGTGTAGCTAACGGCGGTGCTGGAGGTAACTTCGGTTCTGCAGCTCAAGGTGGTGCAGGCGGACTTGGAGCAAATACAACTAGTACAGCTGGAGATATAACTTCAGCAGGTGCTCCCGGTGGTGCTGGTTTCTATAACTCAGTAAACGCTGGTATTGTGTCTCAAGGTGGATTTGGTGGCAGTAGTGTCTTCGGAGGTGGAGGTAAAGCTACTTCAGGTGGTGGCGCTAACACAGGTCTTGCTGCTGGTCTTTATGGATCAGGTGGTGGTGGTGCGTATACACAAAGTACTGCAAGCTCAGCCGCAGGCGGAAACGGTGCAGCTGGTCTGGTAATCGTCACAGAATATTGCATAGGATAACATGAAGTATACTCTTTTAGAACTAACTCAAGCAGTCCTATCATCAATGGACAGTGATGAAATCAACTCCATCAATGACACTGTCGAGAGCCAGCAAGTAGTTGAAGTTATTAAGACTGTTTACGATGACATTATCAGTCGAGGAGATCTTACAACCAGTAAGACTGTCTTTAATTTAGAAGCTAGTACTGATCCTTTGAAACCTATTCTCATGACAAAGCCTGAGAACATCGAACGTATTGAGTGGCTTAAGTATGATACACAAAAGCTGGGGGATACGGTTCCTCATTGGACTGATCTTACTTACTTACCTCCTCTTGATTTTATCGACTTTATGCATTCAGGGAATTTAGAAGGAACTGAAATAGAGTCCTTCACACATGCTATGGATGGCTTTGTTCTAACCTTCACTTTCAGGAATGACATCGCTCCGCATTACTTTACGTCGTTTAATGATACTGAAGTCTTCTTTGACTCGTATGACTCTGAAGTAGATACAACTCTTCAGTCGAGTAAATCGTTAGGCTATGGTTTGAAGATAACTGAGTTTGAAAAGACTGATGACTACGTTGTCAATCTTCAGCCTCAACAGTTCGCTCTTCTTCTCAACGAAGCTAAGAGTCTTGCATGGATTGAATTGAAACAGACAGGTCATCAGAAAGCTGAACAGTCTGCCCGCCGGAACTGGAGACATCTCCAGAAGACTAGGATGGAAGTTCCTAATTCTGAAAACATCAATGACAATGCTCATGCTTTCAGTAAACTTCCTAACTTTGCTCGGCGAGTCTGATGCCTCAGAAAGCTGCAGTACTTATTGAAAACAGTTTCGTAAACGGACTGGTTACAGAAGCAACTGGACTTAACTTTCCAGACAAGGCTGTAACTGAGACGTACGACTGTGAGTTCGACATAGATGGAAGTGTCTACCGACGTACTGCTATAGATCTAGAAGAAGATTTCGTTACTAAGACTATTGATCGGACTGCTTCAGTCATTAAGACTTATTTGTGGCAGAACGTTGCTGGCAACGGAGATGTCACTGTAGCTGTTGTTCAGATTGGTAATACCCTTTACTTCTACGAAACAAGTGGAACAGGTATCTTTTCGACAGGAGCACAGTCTACTACAGTTACGTTAACTCCTGTGTCTGGTGCACCGGTGTCAAGTACAGCAGAAGCACAGTTCTGTGATGGCAATGGTTACCTCATCGTAACTCATCCGTACTGTGAACCGATGCGTATCTCTTACGACATCGCTGCTCATACAGCTACAGCTACTAATATTATTCTTAAGATTAGAGATTTCGAAGGTGCTGTTGCAGATCCTAATGCTGTAGATGCAAGGCCTACTAGTACATTAGCTGCTCTAAACACTTCTCACGCATACAACCTTTACAATCAAGGTTGGACTACAGCTAATCTTACTATCTGGGATACTGCACAGACAACTATGCCATCTAACGCAGATGTCATGTGGAGATTTAAAGATGCTACGGATAACTTTGACGCTAGTAATGCTAGTATCGCTCGCATTACTTCTGGCAATACTCCTGCACCCAAAGGACACTTCGTCCTAACTCTGTCAAATCAAGACCGCAATACTGCGTCAGGATTGACTGGAGTTACTCCGACTACAACTAGTTTTCAACGTCCGTCTGCTTGTGCATTCTTTGCAGGACGTGTCTTCTACTCAGGTATTAACTACGTAGGTTTCAACAGCAATATCTACTTCACTCAGATTGTTGAAAGAGTAGATCAATACGGCAGTACGTATCAAGTAAACGATCCTACTGCTGAAGATCTCTTTGATCTTCTTCCTAGTGATGGTGGTGTAATTGCCATTCCTGAAGCTGGAACGATCATCAAGATGTTCACCATTCCGGGAGGTTTGTGTGTATTCGCAGCCAACGGTGTGTGGTTCATTACTGGAAGTACCGGACTCGGTTTCACTGCCACTGATTACGCAGTTATAAAGATTGCAGATATCAATACTATTTCAGACAGTTCTTTCGTTAACGTTGGAGGTTTTCCAGCTTGGTGGAACTCTGAAGGTATTTATATTATGCAAGGTGGGCAGTCTAGTATGCCTACCGTTAAGTCGATGACTTACGATACTATTAAGACTTTCTACGATGGTATTCCTGTCGTCAGTAAACGATACGCCCGTGGATTCTTCGACAAGACTGACGGACATATTAGATGGTTGTATAAGAGTGAAGCTGCTAGTCAGCTTGAAGAGATATATGAATACGATCGGGTGTTGAACTTCAACATCAGAACTAACGCATTCTATCCATGGACTATTTCTGACAGTGATGTCAAAGTCAATGCAATCTTATCATCAGAGCTTGTCACTCGTCCTGTTGATGTTAATAACGTTGCTAAGAATAATCTAACTGATTTAGTAATAGACAGTCTCGGCAATCAAGTTATTACGTATTCAGCTAGCGGAAGTAATGATCAGCAGTTTGATAAGTACCTTGTATCTTATCCAAGTGGTGGAAGTTACAAATTTACTTTCGCGAATAGAACTGACGGTACTTACAAAGACTGGGAAAGCTACGATGACTTCGGAGTTAATTACAACAGCTATCTTCGAAGTGGTACTAAGATGTCTGGACAGGCGTTGGAGAAGTTTCAGACTAACTATATAAATATCTACTCCCGTCTTGATACTCCTGTGAAGTATAACTTCCAAGGTATGTGGGATTTCGCTAACACAGGTAATACAGGTCGATGGAGTTCTTCTCAGCAAGTAACACATACAGATACTAATTATGACAACGCCACTAGACGTCTAAAGGTTAGAGGTCATGGCAAGGCATTACAATTTAAACTATCTTCTGTTTTAGACGAACCTTTCGATATCATCGGATGGTCTTCGTTGCAGTCGATTAACGCAGTTCCATAAGGACAAAATGAACCTCGCAGAAAAGAACAAAGCACGTTGGGATGCTATGCATATCCCATCAGATAAAGGCCCAGTCTTCAAGGCTGTAGCCGACAGGTTGCTATTTCAGAAACCTCGATACGAAGCAGTCGCTAAAGCTCTGAAGGAGAAGGGTTATAACATCCCTTGGGAATTCATCGCAGTTACACATCAACGTGAAGCTTCAGGTGATTTCACGAAGTATCTTGGCAATGGTCAGCCTCTTAATAAGAAAACTACAATCGTACCAAAGGGTCGTGGTCCTTTCACTTCGTGGGAAGAAGGAGCAATCGATGCACTCGTTTATGCTCCTCCGTATGCCGCTAAGAACAAGGATTGGACGGTTGGAGGTACGTTGGCAAAACTAGAGGAATACAATGGTCTCGGTTATGCTGCAAAGGGAGTTCCTTCTCCTTACCTCTGGGCTGGTACTGACCAGTATGTTAAAGGTAAGTACGTTGCTGATCATGTTTACGATCCTAATCATGTCGATACGCAACTAGGTTGCGCAGGATTGCTTAAGTTTCTTGGATATGGTACAATGGTCAAGACTCCCGTTGCAGTTACCGCAGGAACTGGTGCTGCTGTTGTCGTAGGTGGTGGTGCAGCTGCACTGTCAAATCAGACAGTCTGGGATCATGTTATGAACCATGCATGGGCTTATGGAATTACCGCAGGTCTTATTACTCTCTTCGTAGCTCTTGTGATCTACGCTCATAAAAATAAAGGTGAATTAAGTGTTAAGCAAACTTTGGACTGACTTTAAGGCTTGGTTTAATTACAGCTGGAGTATTTTTCTAGCTCGTTTGGAAGTTCTAACAGGTATTCTTACCGGTGTTATTGGTGGACTTGATTGGACTGCTCTTACTCAGCTCGATTGGTCACAGGGTATTAAAAGCACAGGAACGATGATCGTTGCTGCTCTGCTTGTCATTAAGGGTATTGTTTCTGAAGTCGGCCGTCGTGCTGGTACAGTAACTACCACTAATGACCAGATCGTTGCGGTTAATATCGCAGAGAAGGCGAAGCTGCCTCTTAAACAATGATGTGGCTTCTCAGCTTAATACCGGGACTGTTTAATACAGTCAATGGTATTACAGCTGCTATAAGTAATGAACGTCTGAAGCTGATCGACGCAAAAACCGATCAGCAACGGATTGTTTCTGAAGAACGTATTACAAGCTTACAGGCGAAAAGAGATGTCCTCGTTGCAGAAAGTGGTCGCAGTAGCTTTAATGCTTACTGTCGTGGCAGCATTGGTCTTTTCGTATCTCTTCTCTTAGGTAAGTTACTCTTTTGGGATAAAGTTGTAGGATCGTGGTCAGGCTGTTCAGGGGAGATGGGTCGAGCTCTAGAATGTTCTGTATTCAGAACTGATCCATTAGACGCAAATCAATGGGGCGTCATAACTGCAGTCATAGGATTTTACTTCTTATATGAAGGTGCAGTGAACGTTACGAGAATTATTAAATCATGAGTTATTCAGCAAGCGTCATAGAGTCCCGACGCAGAGAAAAGATGGCTACAAATGACAGAGTACTGGTTCTTAAAGTCAGCGACGGAAAGACAGCGAAAGATAGTGCAGGCGTCGTGGACAGCAGACTTTTCACGGGCAATAACAAACTCCACGGAGTTTACGACGAGCGCACTGGTATGTGGAATATGCGATACGAAACAGGAGCACTTCCCGGAGCGCTTCAGCAGAAGTTCAGTACATTCACAGAATTAGAAGACTTTGCTAGGAAATACTTCAAGACAAGAAATGTAGAGATCTTAGAGATCATTAACGTATGAAAATAGCAACCGAAGAAGACATTGAAGAAGTCTTGGAGATGAGTCTTAACTTTCTCCATAAAAGTGGTTACGAAAAGTACTCAGACGAAGGACAGATCAGAAACCTTATAAAGACCGTAGTTACCGGCACGCAGAACCAAATGATTATTCTGTTAGAACCCGGTGTAGGATTTATAGCAGGTCAAGTATCTCCCTTTGTCTTTGGACCCGGTTTAATCGCTAGTGAAATAGCTTGGTGGGTTACTGAAGATAAACGTAACACAGGAGCGGGCGCTGAACTTATGAACGCCTTCGAATACTGGGCTAAGAATGTCGCTGGTTGTAAAATGATTACTCTTACTTCTTTAGATGCTAAAGTTGGTAAGCTGTATGAAAAGAAAGGTTATAAGCTTTACGAAAGAGCTTATATGAAAGAATTGTAATGGCTGCTTTAACTTCTCTTGCTTTAGGTCTCGGTGCAGCCAGCATGGCGGCAGGGGCTGCAACCTCCTTCATGGGAAGTTCAAAAGCTGAAGCAGGAGCTTCACAGGCTGCAGCAGGTGCTAGAATACAAGCAGAAGCTGCAAGGCAGGCTGCTCAGATCAGTAAAGAACAGGCTGCTGCATCTGTAGTCTTCGCAGGTAAAGAACGTGATATCAACATTCAGGCAGCTGATCAGTCGGTAGCTGCCGCTGGTGCTAGCCGTGATATCAACCAAGGCATTGTCGGAGAGCAGAGAGATATCGAAGCTACTAAACGACAAGCTATGGAAGTAGACGCACGACGTCAGCAACTAGAGATTATAAGGAATCAGCAACGTGGCAGAGCCCTTGGACTCACAACTGCAACTGCTCAAGGCGCAGGAAAAGGAAGCGGATTACAGGGCGGTTACGGTCAGATTAGTGGGCAGACCGGTGTCAACCTCCTTGGTGTCCAGCAAAATCTTGAAGCAGGTAGGAATATCTTTAACGCTAACGCTAATATTACTGACTTTAATTCTCAAATGGCTGATCTGACGTATAACTACGCAGTACAGCAAGCAGCTACACAAACGAGTAAGAGTAATCTAGCTTACGGTTATGCTGAGAGTAATGCAGCTTTCCAGACACGACAGGCGGATGTGCAGACGTTGAACGCACAAGGTGCAGGACAAGTCGCACAAGGACAAGGACAGATGCAACTAGGACAATCACAGATGCAACTAGGAGGCACGCTATTCAGCGCAGGACCTAGTATCTTCTCGGCAGGTACAAACTTCAATCAACTCGCAGGAGGTGGTAGCAGCTTCGGCGGCTATGCTCCGTCACCCCTGATGAGGTGGCTAGCGTAATGGGTATCTTCGATCCTACGCAGTCTACAGCT